GAGATTGTGCGCCGCCTCGGTGAACTCGCGGACGCCGACCGAATTGCACTGACGGAGGTGCTGCGCCGCGCTTTCTCGCTGGACCGTTAGGCCGCCGCCAGTCCCAGTCGGATTGAGGCTCCCACTACCCCATCTTTCCCGACCGCCGCGAACTCCTGCTCAACGGCGCCGCGTATCCAATCAGACAGAACTGATCGAGCGCGAACAGCACCACCGATTCCACGCCGTTCTGCACCGCCAGTCCTCGCTCTTTCAGCCAAGGCGTGGTGCAATCGCCGATTCCCACTAAGTGACTGCTCTGCGCGGGCGGGAACCCAAGCTGCCCGGGCAACTCCATCGACCCGCGCGCCTCGTCCAGATTGCGGTCGCCCGTGAAGATGAAATTCTCGGTCTTCAGGCAGGTCAGCGCGGCGGGAGTCCAGTACGCCACCGGATAGTTGACGATCTTGTTCAACGGCGTGTCGTTGGTGTCCGTGGGATAGAGCGATTCGAAGCGGGCGTTGGGGTATGCGGCCCGCACGAAAGCCATGATCGCACGGGTGAATGCGCCGATCAGCGTCGGAAGGAAGGCGCATTCGTCGGGGAAGTCCGCAGGCGTCGCATCCTGGCTAGGGATGACTCCCATGGGCCGTCCCATGGCCGCCTGAAAGGCGCTCTGGGTGTAGGCGTCATAGAACGGCATGCCGGATGGCGCCGCGTTGTACCACCACTGCGCTTCCCCGAATTGCAGATACGGAACCAGGCCTGCCGCGTTCATGAGGTTCGCCATGTCGAGGTAGGCCTGCTGCCAAAACGCCGTGCTGACCGGCGAGAAGTTAGTCTGCAGGGCCGGCGTATCGAGCAGCGCCGGAGAACCGTCGGGATAGCGTTGCGCGATCCCCGTGGCCGGCAACGGATCGCCGTCCTGTAGCTCCATGGAAAACGCCGCCGCCGCGTCGATGCCATACCCGTTGAGTGCGGCGAAGTAACTGGCGTGCCAGTCTCGCGCCGCCCGGTTGATGCGCGGGGTGGCCGTCAAGTCGGTGCGCCAGCCCGCGGCCCACGCCATTGTCGAGAGGTCGCCGTCCACGCCCCCAGCCAGCGGCCCGCTCGTCTGCGCGGCGAGGTGCTGGCTGCCGCCCGTGTCCGCGGCGACGGTCATGCCGTTTCCAGCCGTCCCCATGGTGCGCGACCAGATGGTCAGCGCGCCGCCCGCCGCGCTCGCCCAGACCGCGGTGGCGCCGGCGTTGATGGCGAGCGCCAGCGCGTTGGCCACGCTGGCCGCCGTATCCGCAATGAAGCTCATATGCCGGAAGAGAGCGCCGCCCACCGCGACGGTTGTGTACAGTCCGAAGTCCGGCGTGCCCGCAAGCGTCACCGTCGCCGAAGCGTACTGCTGTCCCGGACACGTCAGCTCGTAGAACCACATCGCGCCGGCATAGTGATTCGCCCGCCCGTGGAATCCCAGCGCATCGATCAGCCAGGCGGTGCGCTCCGGAGCTAGCGCGCCGGAGTGATAGGTATCCCAATCCGTCGCCAGCGTGGTGGCCGGAGTGTTGGCAATGGAGGGCAAGTTCGCCGTCGGAAATGCAATCTCGAAGAAGTCGAAGTAGAAGACTCCAATTCCCGCGTGCGCCGCTGTCACCGTGTGCGGCCCCGCGTTGAGATCGGCTACCTTGATCCGCACCAGGAAATCCTCTTCACCGGCGAACGCCAGACTCACCGCGCTGGCCGCGCCGTCGATGGCGATGGAGATCGTCGCGCCGGCCGACGCGCCGCTGCGGAACATGCGCGTCCCCAGATACAGCGTGTGACTCGCCGCCGCCGTGTAACTGTAAGAGACAGACGCCCCCAGCGTCTCCGTGGATCGAATCGAACCGCCGGAGTAGTTACCGATGGCGCCGGCGTCCCATGCGCCTGAATAGACCACCAGATCCGAGGCGTCCTCCGCGCGCCGGCTTCCCGGGCCGGCCACCTGGTAAGTGAGATTCTCTCCGGCGGCCGTCCAGTTCGAGACAGTCGCTTGGAAGTCGGTCCGCACGAAACTGCCCGGCTGCTGGTCCGCCGCCCACGTCCAGCGCATCCTTCGGACCGAGGTTGTCGGCGTCTGAGTCAGCGTGGTGAAATCCGGTCCCGCATACCCTTGCAGATTGCCGAAATCCAGATCGACGCGCCACTGCCCCGGCGACGTTCCCCCGCTCATGGTCTGCCACGCCGGCTGCCAGATTTCGCTCTGCGCGCCGCTCACATTGCCGTAGACTCCAATCCGATTTCCGTTGGCGCCCGCCGCGGTCGCGTATTGCAGCGTGATTTGCGCGCCCGATGCCGTTGCCGTCATGCCCGTCGCGGCGGTGTTGGCGGCGATGGCGTCCGCCAATATCGTGGCCACGCCCTCCAGCGTGTCGTTGTAGTACATCTGATGGGTGGCGTGCTGGCTGGATGGGTCCACGCCGTCCGCCGCCGCCCAAGCCAGCTCCACGTAATCGCCGGCGGTCACCGCGCCCGTAAGTTCAAATACCGCCCGCGCCGGCGCCGGACTTCCCGCCGCCGCCGTCGCGTGGGACGCCAGCGGAACTTTGTACTCCCGCTCGACGCCATCCGCGCCCGTCGCCCACAGCCGCAGATACGGCCAGTCCACCGTCGGCCACAGAGTCGAGTCCATCGCCATGCAATTCTGGCGCGCCTCGTCGTAGGAGAGGTGCAGCCCGCTGAGGTCGCCGTCCGGCAAACAGCGTAGCGCCGGGTGCTCGAAGACGTTGTCGCGACACCACTCGACCACCGCCCAATCGAACTGCTGGCGAAAAGATCCCGACACCGTGAAGCCGGTTGCGCTGGTCCCGCTCAAGGCCGCCACCGCGCTGGGTTGCTGGAAGTAGCATTGCAAGTCCCGGTCGGGCCGCAGCTTGGTAAGTTGTTCCGGCATGGCGGCCTCAGAGCCGGATCAGCACGGTCAAATCGGCGCCCGGAAACGTCTGTCCCACCGAAAGAATCGATAGCGTGACCTGCGCGCCGGCCGCCAGCGGAGCCACGGCATTACCCGCCACGCTGTTTGAGACAGAGATCGCGGCGGCGAAGTCCAGGGAGCAGTACGCATTCCCGTCGACCTTCAACTGGAGATGCACCGGCGCATCTGCCGCCTTGCCAAGCACCGCGTAAATCTCGCGAACCGCGTGCGAGGCGTCCATCACCAGGGCCGGCGCCGCGCATTGGTCCACCGCTAGAAAGCCGTCCACCTGAATGCTATACTGTCCGCCGGAAGTCGTGCGCAGCCCCAGGTCGGTGGTATGCGTCAGGGCGATGCTGCCCACCGGGCTGTTGCCTTTGTTATTGGTCACGAACAGCTCGGCGCTGGCCACGCGCACATCCGGCAGAATCACCGGGTAAGTCCAATTCCCGCTGTACGCGCTCCCGAAGAACTCGGGCGGAAACGCCGCGATCGCGCTAACGCTGGCCAAGTGGTAAACCGGCGCGTTTCCCGCCGCGTGCGCCGCCGCCAGGCTCCCGTCGCATCCGCGCGTCACCCGGTAAGTGGCGCCTCCACTAAGCGTCGCTGTCACAAGAATCACTTCGCCGTCGATCTGCAGACGGCTCCCCGGCTGCCCCGGTCCCGGCGGGGTCAGGTAGATCGTGGTGTCCGCCGCTCCCACCGCGCTCGCCAGGGCGATGTTCGGCGTGCCCAGCAGTTCGTTCCAGTAATGCACGGTCAGCGTGGCCGAGGAGATCGAGCGTGTGTTCGTCAGGTCTGAAAATGCAATGCCGCTCAACGCCGCCGTCCCGCCTTGCGCTCCGTTCCCCAACCCGAAGAGGGGCTGCGGCGGCGCTTTCGCGTCCGCCACGCCCGCTCCTCCAATCTGCCATCGCGTGACCGTCGAAATCCCCGCGTCGCATTCCACGTTGTTGATGTTGGCGGCGCGTCCGGTGATGTGCGCCGCCTCTCCGGACCAGTTCGGAATCGCGAACTGCGCCGTCGCGGTGGTGGTGCTCGCGCCGGGTTTCCAGCCGGTCTCCGCCACCGCGAAGTAGCTGGTGGCATCTGGCTCTATCGCCCACCCCGGCGATACCGTCAGCGTGGTGGCGGTGTTCGACGCGACCGTGTATTCCTGTCCGGCGCCGGTCCCGCGCATGATCCGCGCCGTCAGACCCGCATAGGCATTAGCCGCCATCGTGAGCGTGCCATTGCCCACTGTGTCGGCGGAGTACAGCGTTGCCGCTATCTCCGGCAGAAGCTCCATGCGCCAGTAGAAATTCGCATGATCGAAACTCGGATCCGGCGGCGCGATGGTTTGCGGCGGAAGACCGGCGTCGGTGAACTGGGCCGCAATGGCGTGGCCGCTTGCAATCCGCAACAGTTCCGCCGGAGAGGCGCCGCGATAGACGTTGAATGCCGCCGTATTGGAATCGAAACTCAGCCCGGTTAGAGTGACGGCGCTTCCACTCTCGGTGATCGCCGCCGTCGCCAGGAAAGACAGCGCGCTCTCATTCCCGGCCGAATCGAGCGCCGAAACCGCGTAGTACAACACCTGGCCGCTAGAGAGCGTCCCACCGGGCGCCGCTCCCGCCGACAGGCTCACAAAGGGGATGCCCGGACCTGCCCCCGCGCTCGTAGCCGGAGGGACATAACTCACGCTGACGCTGACTTGCACCGAACCGTCGCTGCTGGTGCCGTCCGTTTCAGTCACTCCGAACTCAAGATTCCCGTTAACGTCCACCACGCTGCCGACCAGCGGCCGCGGCACGCCCATGCCCGCGTCGCTCTGCCGCCGCCCTCCCGCCGCCGAAGTGGGCTGCCCGTTGCTGTCGGCGTACCATGCGTCGTCGTGAATCTGCGCCGTGATTGTAGTTACCCGGTGATTGATTCCCGGAGCGATCTTCAAAATCCGGAACGGCTGCCGCGTGAATCCTTCCTTAAGGTAGGTGACTGCGACGATGTCGCCCGGCCGCACGCCGAACGATTTCACGCTCGTTTGAAATTCGATGTACGTGTTGCCGCGCACGGATTTGTCCAGGTTCGTCTGCAGGATCCGCCCCGCCTGGTCGTTGTTCGGCAGCCCGATCGCGTTCAGGCCCGCCGTAATCTCTTGCCCGCACAGCGTCACATCGTTGGCATCGACCACCGTGTAGCCGTCCTGCTGGTAGTCGTTCAGCGCGTCCTGGAACTCCACGCTCAGGCTGTTGGGAGTGTCCGCCATGCCGCGCGAATACACCCGCACGCTGGGCGCTCCGCTCGGCAGCCGCAGGATTCCAGTGACGCCGGTGCTGCCATCCCCGAATTCGTAGTTCGGCCATCCACCGTCGAGCGGCTCCGTGCTGTTCGACCACGCCGGCTGCGTCGGCTGTTCGTTGGCGACCGTGTCTTCCACGCGAAGCTGCAGCAGCCCGTTGTTGCCGTAGGTCAGCAACAACCGCGCCGCAATCCGCACGCCGCGCGCCACGTCGCCGGCGCTCTTTCTGGCCTTCAGCGCCAGATTGCATTGGAACCTGGCCAGCGAGATCGCATTGCCGTAGATGTCCAGCGCGCCGATCTCCGCATCGCACCGTGCCGCCGCGGCCGCGAAGCTGGGAATGTCGATCTCCGCCGCGTTCCATCCTACCCGCCGCAGCATGTCCAACAGAATCCACGCCGGGTTGTTGCTGAACTGCTCGCCCGTCTGCGCGCCGGTTGCATCGTAAACCGGAATGATCAGCCCCTGCGCCAGCACTTTGATCCGCGGAAGCGTTGTCCCGTTGTTGATCTGGTTTGGAACCACCACCGATAAGTACGCCATGCTTCCGTAGGGGTCGCCCCCTGGAAAATTGCCGTCGAACCCGCCCGTGCGCGTTCCGAGGGTGGGGATGTCGTACCAGCCGGTGGCGGTCATGTCGACGCCCGCCATGCCCCGCGGAATCTCCACGTCGTTGACCAGGACGATCGACGCACCCTGCATCGCGCCCATCCCCAGCAGCACTTGCATCCGCGTCAGATTGCCGTCGTTGCGCGCAAACACGATCGGTGGCGCGTACCACGCCGTTCCGTAGACCATCGGGACGAAATCGTTGTACAGCGCCGTGTTCAGGCTGATCGCCGACGCCTGCACGTTCCCCCCCGAGGGCCGTACCAGAATGCCCGGCGGCACGAATTCGATGCCGCCGAAGTTTCCCCACATGCCCCGCGCCTGGCAATCGCTCCGCGTGTATCCGCAGCTTGTGTAGGGCGCGCCGCCGTTGAGGTTCCCCGCGCCGCCCGCCATTCCCGCCGAGTACCCGCAGCGGTAGTAGAGCGAATATTTCCCGTTGCCGCCTCCCCTGATCGCCTCCGTGCGCTGGTCCGCGGTCGCCGGAAAATCCCATGGGCACAGCCGCTGGATTCGCACCTGCGGCAGCAGCACCCGCTGCAAGCTCATGCGGTTGATGGCCGTCAGCCTGAACGTCGCCTCCAGAATCTCGTCCGGCGGGTTGCAGATTCCCTGGAACAGCGCCGCCGTGGCGCTGACCGGCGCCTGATTCGGCAGACTGTATATCACAAAGCTCACTGTTAGCCGCGCGCCCTTCCAACCGGTCGACCGCTCGATTTCCGAGAAGTGCGAATCCGCGTTCGCCAGCGCGATGGAAATTTGCGAAAGCCCATCCACGCCCTGCGCCGAGGCCGGCTGCATCTCGAAGGCGCTATGCTGCAATACCCGCGCCGCATAGGCCTTGCCGTTGACCGTGACGCCGTGCGTGCACCAGCTTTCCGTCCGCCCATCCGCCAGCGTGCAATCGAACAGCAGCAGCGGCGTGTCCGTGATGGCCTGCTCGGTCAGACTATAGATGGTTGACATGGATGATGTTCACCGTACAGGAATGGCGGTTGACGCCGGTGGTCGTGACCGCCAGCTCGTCGTCCCGGAAGCGCGCGTTCTGGTAGACTCCCCCAGCCGTGCTCATTTTGTAGGCGGACGCGCCCGCCTGCGGCTCCGCTTGCATCCCGAATACGTCCACCTGGCCGCCGGCCGGAATTTGCAGTCCGAAACCTATGTCGGCCGCCGCCGGATCTCCCGTCCCCGCGAACGTTATCCGGCGCCACTCGCTTTGGACCGCGCGGCCCGCCTGGCTGCTCCCCAGCAGCATCGTCACCGTCGTAGCCGTAGCCGCGCGTACGTAGGCGCTCAGGCAGTATAGGTATCCGCCCGGCGCCGCCAAGGTTTGCGATATCGCTTGCGGCGCCAAGCCGGCATTCGTCAAACGCCATGCTTCCGTTCCGCCGGCTGGGTCCTCGATCCCGCTCGCCACCGAGAGCTGCGGATCGAGGTCCCAAGCCGCCTCGCCCGGCGCTCCGCTCCATGCCAGCAGGTTTGCCGCCGGGTCGAGAAACGTGAATCCGTTGAGCGTCCCTTCGGCGGACGCGAAGAATTGCTCTACCGCCGCCAGTTCCGCGTCCGACAGGCCCGTGTACGCCAGCGTCCACTCTGTCACCGCTCCCGCCGCGTCCGCCAGCTTAATCGAGCTTCCATCGGACGCGGCGTTCACCACCGTGCGCGCGCGCCGCTCGGTCCGAATCGGAAACTGGCTCAGCGCCCCCGTTCCAAGTTGTGGATACGCCGCCATGCCTATCTCCGGTTCTCCACCACGGTCAGCACGGCCGCGCCGTCCATTTCACCGCTGGCCGTGGTCTGCAATGTGTCCGTCTCCAGGCTGCAATTCGGGTGCGCCGTCCCGTCCCAGGGATCGGTGAATGCGAAGCTTCCGAACACCCCTTGGTTCGCGGCGAAGAACTGCTCGATGGCCGCCACTTCGCTTTCGTCCAACTGGCTGAGCGCTATTTCCCATCGCAGCAGCGGTCCGGCGCAGTCGCGGTAGCGCTGTTCCGTCCCGTCCAGGAAGCGCAATGCCTGGTTTTGATAGCGCGCCTGACGAGTCGCCGGGTACTGAACCACGGCATTGGTCTTCAAGGTTGGGAAGGCCGCCATGGCTAGAGGCCGTTCACTACGTCGTTGATCGAGCTGAGATTGAGCATCGCGTTCCGTACCGCTGCCGCTATGTCCGCGCTATGATCCATGAACCATTGGGCGCCCACGGTCTGGAGGTTCTCCGTGGTTTGCGCCGCGCCCGCTTCGCTGCCGGACGCCCTCGGCGTTCCCATTTGGTCGTAGCTGACGCCGCCCGGCGCTCCACCGCCGGCGTCGGCCTGAAAATCGATCGCTGGCGGCATGACGTACTTTGTCGGGGGCGGTGGGGAGCCTGAATCCCCGCCGCCGAATAACCCGATCAAGCCCCCGATCAACGGAACCAGACCGAAGCCGCTCTCCACAACCGTCTTAGCCACCGAAGCCGGCGTAACTCCCCCGCCGCTGTCGGCCGAGCCTGATGGAGCCGCCGATCCGAGGATATTCAAGCCCCCGATCGACGGAACTAGACCGAAGCCGCTCTCCACAATCGTCTTAGCCACCGAAGCCGGCGTAACTCCCCCGCCGCCGCCAGCCGAGCCTGATGGAGCCGCCGATCCGAGGATATCCGTGAGCGACGGCGCCAGTCCTGCCAACGGCCTTGGCGTTTCGCCTCCCGCGGCCTCCGTGAAACTATCGAGCAACTTCTCTTGCGTGGTTTTGGCCATCTCTTGTTTCCGCCTCAAGTTCGTTTTCCAGGATGGAGAATGCCTCCACTTGGCGGGCGCTCAGCTCCCCGAAGCCTGTTCCCCCAAGCCGCCGCCGCACCAAAAACTCCTCTATCAGCCCTAGACTTTCCGCCGTGATGTACGACCGTGGACAGGTGGTGAGCGAGGCGCCCTTCCTCGCCCACACCAGCCGCGCGCCCGTCTCCTCGCCGTGCGCCATCCATCCACATCGCCGCTTACGCTCCAGACCGGATCTCCGGCAAACGTCGCACTTCCATCCGGCCTGGTTGGAAAACTGAAAGTGGAAGGCGACGATTAGTTTTTTCGTTCCGTCTCGCTCAGTTCCGTTTCCGCCCGCACCGCCGCCAGCGCTTCTCGAAAGAGATCCTCCGGCCCCGCGTCCGCCAGCGCATCCGGCGTCGCCGCAACGCCGTCCACCTCCAGGCCTTCGATCTCCCGCAAGCCCCAAGTCAGGTAGAGCCGGTCGATCTCCCTCTGAAGCAGCGCCGCGTCCATCTTGTCTCCCGCGCCGCCCGCCTCCAGGAATTCCATCCGCCGGGCCAATTCCCGTACCCCGCGCATCAACTCCACCCGCCGCCCGAACGACGCCTTTGCCACCGTGTACCGGACCCCCCGCGCAACCGCCGATTCCACTACCCGCGAGCTCTCGTAAGTCATGAAGTCTCTCCGCTCCCCTTCCCCTTCGACGCGCACAATCGCACACCGGCCCGCGAACGCCGCGCAGTGGGGCGGGCCTCCTGGCCTGCCTTCTTCGACAGAGCCGTTCTTGTCGCTCTGAAAGCCGAAAGCCGAAAGCTGAAAGCTGAAAGCTGACAGCTTCTCCCCCCCTCACCCGAACGCAACCGTGATTTCGTCGTTCACGGTCCCCTGCGCCCGCGATCCCCGGAACTTCCACTGCAGCCGGTTCTGACCGTCGTCGAACTCCGGCGTTTCTGGAATCACGCTGCTCATGTTGACTCCCATCGCGTGTCCCTGCTCCTGGCCCAACTGAAACATCACGCTGATGGGCGATTGCTGCCGCGCCGCCTGGTACAGCGCCGTGGTTGCGGCGTCGTCCATGCTATAAAGCTCGAAAGCGGCGGTCACGGTTCGCTGGCCGGGCGAAATCGCGCGCGGCAGGTTGGTTCCGAATTCCCTCGACCGGGTGGCCAAGCCGTTCTTGAGCGTCACCGTCCCGCCCGTGATCGTGAAGAACTGCGTCGGCGATGCGCCCATCCACGCCTCGCCCATGTTTCCCGGAACGATCGAGTAATCGAACGCGCCCGGCGCCGGTTCCGCGGGGAAACTCGTCAATGTCCCCTCCCCGCTGCTGAAACTGCCGCTGTCCAGCACGTCTTGCGCTATCCCGCCGAAGTGAAACTCCTGATAATCGCCGTTCAGCAGGATGTCCATCCGGTCGATGGCCGCCCCGCACAGCAGTCGCTGCACCGCCGTTGACGGCGTCCAGTAGTCGTACACGCTCACGCTCGGCAGTTCCGTCGCCGGAATGTAAGTCACCGTTGGCGCCACCGCCGCGCCCGCTGCCGGCAGGACCGTGAACGGTACGTTCAATTGCACCGCGCTCGCGGTGACGATCGCCGCCACAAACCGGATCTCGCCCCCGCAGGAGACCGCCTGCCCCGCCGCCAAACCGTGCGCCGCCTGGAACACCAGGCTTCCGGACGTGGTGCTGGAAGCTACCGTTCCGCCCGCGAATTCCAGCGGCTCGCCGCCCAGCGCCGCCTGGAAGAGCGGCCCGTACGCCGGACCCGGCGCAGTGTCGGGCGAGGGCGCGTTCGAGGGCCCCGCTCCCGCCTGCTGCCAGCTTGTCAGGAACGTGCGCAGTTCGAAGCTGGTTTGCAGCCTGCCGCCGGCCGGCAGACCCGGAAACGTGCGGCTGCCCGTCTTATCCTTTCGCGCCGTAACTTCGAGTTGCTGCTGGATCGCCAGCTTCAAGGCCGGAATCCGGTTTGCCGAAGTGATCGCCGCCACGCTGCCGTAGGCGCTCTCCAGCGCCGCGTAGAACCGATTTGCATTAGACGAAATGTACGAGGACATGCTAGTTTATGCTCACTCCTATGTCGAGGGCGATCTTCGCCGTCTGGATGAAATTCCTGCCGCCATGCTTCACCGCGCCGAACGCTACCTCGTATCCCCCGGCGTAGAACATACCGCCGCCCCAATCGCCGCGGCTCGCGCTTAGTGTCTCCGTCACCGCGTCCACATAGAGTTCCAGGGCGTCCTGGAGGCCCTCCAGACGGTCGCGGGAATGCCGTACCTCCACAATCATCCGCGCCGAGCCGGAGAAGCTCCGGGATTTTTCGGTTAAGGCGTTCACCAGCTTTTCGCAATACACGTTGACCGCCGGATAGTTCACCGTCTCGCCGCGCTCCATTAGGTCCGCAGCCACGTTTTGCGCGCGGATCTGGGCCGTATTGAGCGCCGCCGCCGGCGCGGCCAGCAGTTGCAATATCCGGCCGCTAATGACGCTTCCTAGTTGTGCCGCCATTAGCCCCTCTGGATCAGCCTTGGAACCGGCTTGATGTAGTTGGGAACCTGGCCCTGGCCCGCCCGCCGTCCGCTGGCCGCCAGTGGCCCGGGCTGGGTCCAGGTCTGCGTGGCGCCGATCGGCGTTCCGTTCTGCCGGAACATGCCATCCGGATCGCCGCCCACGTATACGTTCCACCCCGCCGCGTTCTTGGGCGGATCCGCCGGCGCCACCAGCAGCGTGCCGCCCACCGTCGCAACGGTGGCAGGCGGTGCGCTGGCCCCTTCCTCGCCGGCCTTGTTGATCCACGCCATGGTCGCGTAATAGGTTGCGTCGGGAAGCGCAGCCGCCCCGCCGGACGCGGCCGTCACGCTTGGCATGGCGGCCCTCCGGATCGGATCGAACACCACCCCCGCCCCAATCCGCACCAGCTTGTCGTACGCCCAATTCGCCAGCGCGTGAAATTGGTCCCGCTTGCCCGCGTACCGGTCGTTCAACTGGCTGTTGAATGCGTCGGCGTAAACCATCTCCAGCGCGCGGTAGCTATGCCACAGCCTCAGCGCCGGCGTCACCACCACGCAGTTGACGCATGGCCGCGGCGACAGCCAAAGCGACTGCTCCGGATAGCTCATCGCCGTCAGCAGCGCGTCCAGCCCCAGCGCGACTTCTTCCTGCGCTAGGGCCAGTTTTCGCGTTACGTCGATGTTCTCGGCGCTGGCCACGTCCGCCAGTTGCGCGTCTTGCGCCGAAAGATCGTCGATGCTCGATGCCAGACCGTCCGTGAACAGGGCCATGTCGCTATGCCGGGTCCTTCAAGGAGTCGGCGGCGCTCTTCAACTTGTCGAGCTCCGCCGTGGTCAGCACCGAAAACTGCACCTTCGACGCCGCGGCCGCTTGGCCGGCGGCACTCTTCGCCGCGGCTAGCGACGCCCGAAACGCCGCCGTCTGCGCGCTGCCCGCCAGCGCCGCTTCCCCTTCCACAATCATCTTCGCGGCGATCTCGCGCGTCACCTCGGTTAGGACTCCTCCCTTCCCGCCGTCGGCCGTCGCCACGCTCACTACCACCGGGTAAGCGTCCGCAATCGTCGCCTCCGTGGCTCGAATCTTCTGGTAATAGACTGTCGGATCCATCTTTTCTTCTCCTTGGATTGGGCGGACCGGAAGCGTCATTTGCCCCGGCCCGCCCCGAATTGCAACGCGTCCCCTACGTGTTTACCTGCACGCCCGCCGTGTTCCGCAGTACCCCGCAGCCGTACAGCACATCCACCGTGAACTGCTGCGCCAGCGTGTTCGGCTGGTAACTCATCACCACCCGCATGCCGAAATTGCCGAGCTCCGCGTACTCCGCGATCGCCCCGGTTCCCGGCAGCGGCTGCGGCAGGCGCCGGATCACCAGCCCGATGGCGTCCTTCGTGAACGCCAGGTTATGGGTCGTCACTACGGCCGGCGCCACGCCCGTCTGCTGTACGAATTGCGAACGGAATACGTAGAAGTCCTTGAACTTCGCGACCGTTCCGTCAATCAGCGCCGATAGGCCCGCCGCGCCCGCCGTTTGGAACTCCTCGAACAGCGGAATCTGCCGCCAGGCCGAGTAGGCCGCCGCGTTCACCACGATGAACTTACGCTCGTTGGGCGGAATCTTCGCCAGGAACAGCGCCGTTTCCGCCGCGTCGATCGTGGCTTCCGTGATGGGCGTGCCTGCCGTTCCCACCGGAGTGTTGAGCGTGAAGCCCGCGTACAGGTTCAGCAGATCGCTTTCGATCTTCTGCGCGATCGCCGCTACCGCCGGCTGCATGTACAGCTTCAGCAGGTCCGGCACGGCCAGCACCTTGGTCACGTCCGGAAGCTGGAAAGTCGCCTCCGCGTGCGTGTTGAGCACGATCTGCGCGTTTCCCAGGCTTGGATTTTGCGTTTGCACCGTCCCGCCTTCCAGGATGTTGTTCGCCACCATGGTCGGCGGAATCGGCACGTTAACCGTGTCGCCGGCGTTCGCCAGCACCGGCTCGTAGTCGCGATTCACCAGGTTCCCCATCACCAGGTTCCCCACCAGCACCGGCAATGCGTCCGCCGCTACCAGTTTTACGATCGCGTTTGCGACGTTTGTCGAGGTAATTGCTGCCATTCGTTTTCCTCCCTTTTCTTTCCCTCGGGCTTTCCGGCCCGTACTTGGTTGTTCTTCACAGCCCCCGCAGGGTCTGCGACGCCACGCGCACGATTTCCTCTCGTACCCGCCGCATCTCTTCCGCGCTCATGCCCGGCCGAATCTGATCTAGACTCACCGCCTCCCGGCCCTCCGCCGGCGCCTTGAAGGTCGCCGTCATGCCGGTCCCCCCCGCGATGCGCGCCGGCAGGAACTCCGGGTTCTCGTTCACGAAGGCCGACAGGTACTCCTTCATCGACACCTGTCCGCTATCCCCCAGAGCCACCAGCCGCCCGTCTTCCGTCCGCGCGATGTCGTCCTTTACCGCCTTGAACGCAAGGTCGATTTTGACCACTCCCAGCCGTTGCAGTTCCGCTCGTATCGTCGATCCGCGTTCCGCCTCCTCCGCCAGCTTGCGGTTGTGCTTGTTCTCCGCTACCAGTTCGTTCAGCCGGCGCTCCAGTTGCTCCCGCCGCTTCCGCTCGTCCTCCAACTCCGCCTTGTGCGCCGGTTCCCGCTTGGCCTGTTCGTTGCTGGAGTACTCTTCAATCGCCTGCCGTATGATCGCCTGAACGTCTATTCCTTCCATAAGCCTCCTGATTGCTCCCCTTCGCCGTCCGACCCTCGGCCCGCGCCAGCCGCGCTACTCCGCGTACTTCATCCCGTCGATCTCCTCCGCCACCTGGTTCTTGACTTCCTGCCGCGCGTCGCACAGGTACTTCGACGCCAGGTTCTTGAATACCTGCTTCTTCAGCGTCTCCGAACCGATCCCCAGATCCAGCAGCTTCTTCGCGTCGTCCAGTTCTCCGCTGTAGTCGTCGATATCGAATTCGTCCAGCCCCGATACGTCGATCGTCACGCCGTCCCGCCGCGCCGCCGCGATCGCCCACAGCACCTGCTTCATGCTCTCCTTCACCGCGTCTCCGTATGCCCGCAGCACCTCCTGCGTCACGCTGAAGTCGCGCTGCTTGCTGACCCCCGAAACCCGCATATCCCCGCCGCTCGGCGTTCCGGCTTGGTTCATCAGATAGCAGACCCGGTAGATTTCGTCCTTTAGCTGAACCAGGTTGTCCGCCGCTATCTGATATACTTTCCCCTCCGGCTCCGTCCATCCGAAGCGGTCCTGCGGCCCAAGCTGGATGTAATAGGATTCGCCCACAATCTGGTTCCATTCGCGTTCCGAATAGATCACCGGAGTCGCGAACAACCCCATCGTCAGCGCCCACGCCAGCGCGTTCGACTTGTTGAAGTGCTCCAGTTGCAGCAGCGCCGCCTTGTTGGTCAGCCACAGCCCTTCCGACACCCGCATCCGGAACAAGGGCACCCGTCTCAACGCCGCCAGCCCGTGCCGGCCCTCCGCGACCGCCTCCACCGGGCTGTTCTCTCCCGCCTTCCGGTAAATCCGGAAATTCTCGCGGTCGTAGTAAATCCATCGCGTTTCGCGCTCCCATCGCGCGTCCGTGACCTTCGACTGTTGGAGACATGTGGTGCGGATCACCGCCCATTCCAGGCCCCCGGTTTCGTCGTGGTTCCAGTTGATGACTCCCTCCGGGCTGTAGTCCACCAGGTAGGCGCGCGATTGTCCCGTCGCGTCCTCTTCCGCCCTCGTCAGCGCGGCCCCGTTCGCGCGCGGAAAATCCACCACCGTGTAGGAGCAGCCGTACACCAGCGTCTGCACGAACCGCTGCCGGAAGAACTCGCTCAGGCTCGTCTCCTTCAGATCGCAATTCGCCGACAAGAGGCTGAAGTAGTCCTTCGCCGCCGCGTCGCTTCCTTCCACTACCATGGCCGGCGCCCGCCGGATCAGCGTCGCCGCATACCAGTCCACGATCGAGCCGATGTAGTTCTCGTAAAATACCCGGCTCAGCCGTTCCTGATATACTTCGCCCGGCTCCTTTTGCCGCCGTACAAGATAGTCCGTGGCGTTCGCGCGCAGGCGCTCGCCGCCCGCGTAGAGATCTTTGTACTGCTTCCACATCGCCTTGCGCGCGATGTATTCCGGATGCTCGCGATTGATGTTTTCCATATGGATCTCAAAAAAGCAGCCGTTCCCGCCGCTCTCCGATGACTTGCACTGGCCTGTAGTAGTGCCACACAAGGTACCCTAGCGCGTCCGATAGATGCGTCCGCAGCCGGTCCCGGTCCTTGTCGATCTGGCAGCCGTCCGTCTTGAAGGCCACCTGCTCCAGGTCCTGAATCAGCTCCTTGCACTTGCCGTCCACCAGCAGCCCGACTTCCCCCGCCGCCGACCGCAGCTTCGCGTTCACCAGGTTGATTCGCTCCCGCACGCTGGGGTTGGACCGCGGCGCCAGATACCGCGGCTGCATGTTCGAATGAAATCGGAAGTACTCGCGGATCGCTTCGTAGTCCGACCCCCCCGTCGTCTTCTGCTGGTATCCCGAGGCGTCGCCGTATACCTCCACCCCGCCCAGGTGCCCTTGGTAGCGTTTCAGAAACTCTCCGCACGCCTCCTGAGTGGTGCCGTGCCGCAGCACGATCTCGTCCAGTACCATCACCTTGCGGCCGCATAACTGCACGATCACCGAGGACATCGGGTCCACGTTGAAGTCGAGCGCCCACAGCAGCGGCCGCAGCGGGTCCGCTTTCAATTCCGTCACGTGAATGCCCCTGTCGAACGCGGCGTACGCCCGCGCCCCGTCCATGCTCAGATACGACCCCAGGGCTTCCTGCTCGAAGAACCTCTCGTCGTAGCTCCTCTTCAGCCTTTCGTAATAGTCCGGTACCTGCTTCAGCAAATGGCGGTTCTCGTAGGGCTTCGCCACGATCGTCTCGTAGGCCGTCTGCCCCTCCGCCACGAACTTGCGGTATACCCAGTCGTATCCCTTGGGCGTCCATACCGCGAATCCGCAGAGCCGCCCCGCCTTGGGGTCGCGCAAACGTCCCTCCAGGCGCAGCCACGCGGCTTCCTGCGTGTAAGTCAGCTCGTCCAAACCGAACCACGCTAGGTTCGTCCCGCGCAGACGTTCGAATTCCTCCACCGCGCGGAACAGGATTCTCGATCCCGTGTCCTTGATCGTCAGCGTGTTCTCCGCTTTGTTGTGCTCGTGCCGAATGTCGTTCGCGTCCAGGATCTCGATCAGCGTCGCCTGCGTCGCGTCCCGCAGCATCGGAAATGTCGGCGCGCCCAGCAGCCCCATACGTCCCGCGTTGATGTAGCTCAGCTTGATCGCTTCCTGGCAAAGCGCCTGGCTCTTGCCCGCGCCGATCGGCCCCGAGTATCCTTTGAAACGCGCCGTCGAATCGTGAAAAAGCCGCTGGGATGGCAACGGATCGTAGGCTATTTCTCGCCATTGGATATCGTCGCCAGTTCTACCCATGTAACTTTGATCTCCCTAGGACTCTCCTGCTCGAGGTCCTGCTCCATTTGCAATAGCTTCAAGTACTCCGTCACGGTCGGCCTCAAGTCCTTTTCCTGAATCCGCTTTTCGATGTCGCCGATCACGCTCTCCAGCAAATTGGCGATCTTGAGCCTGTGTTTGATCTCCTTCCATCGGCTGCATTCTTCGCAACTCTCGGTCGCCGGTTCCAT